ACCACATTTGGTTGTGGTGTTTCTGTAGTAGGTTTTGTTTCTCCAGTTGGTGGTGCTGTGCCAGTTGGTGGTACTGGCGTTTCTTTAGTTTGAGGTGTGGGTTGTTCTTGAGTTGGTTGTTGAGGAGTGATAGCTCTTACAGCCTTACCAGCAATATAAGGAACACCACCAGTAACACCAGTAGTTAATAATGTAGGTCCAGCTACTTCTTTAAATGATTTTTTCCAATCTTCTCCGCTTGTCCATTCTCTTTTCTTATCTGGAGATAGACCAGCTTCTACTTCTACATTATGCTGACCCATTTGAGTAGCTGTTTCACTACCAAGTTCTGCAATTTGTTCAGCTGTAAATGCTGCTAATGGCTTAATAATCTTGCCTTCTAGGGCATTTTTGAAGATATATTTACCAGCACCAAGAGTAATTGTATTACCTATAGCCTCCCATCCAGCTTCATGTAAACCATGTTTTCTTGCAAGATTTTTAACATCACCATGACCTGGTAAATTTAAGCTAAATTCTTTAGCTTTTTCTTGCATTTCTGGAGAGTTAACAATAGCCAAGTACTCATTATTGGTAATTGGAATACCTCTTTGATTTAATGATTCTTGATTTAATCCTTCCCTAAAGTCTCTTAAGAATGAATTGGTATCCATATTGTATGCAACTTTACCCGCTGCTGTGGCTCCAGCGGCTGTAACGGCTTTTGGATTTTTTGTTGCAATTGCTGTGCCAAATCCAGAAAGAAGAGCGGCTGCCATAGCTGTTGCTGAGAAAGCAAGATTTTGAGGCAGGTTTCTAACATCTGTTCTCTTGATTCCTACACCCATTACATTAACATATTCATCTTCTGCGCCAGGTATGTTTGCATTCTTCCAAACTTCATGTCTAGCATCATCAACAATTTTGTTAGCTATAGTTTGTTTTACAATAGATTCTGGATCGCTACCCTCAAATGTTTGAGTAACGGCTGCATGTAATTGTTTTGGGATTTGTTTTGCTGCCGCTAATAAATCTGACCCTATAGTTTGTAATCCTACTGTGTCATGTGGTGCTAATCTTTGATCTAAAGCTGTTGGAAATGGTGCTACTGGATTTAAGCCTGTTGCAGGCTCTTGTTCTGGTGGCATTTTAGGTACGGGTTGTGCTGGAGGTTGTTGTGCAGATACACCACCAATACCAAATCTTTGGCGTATAGCTGCTTGCGTAGCAGGGTTTGCATCAACGAAAGCAGAATCAGAAGCAATATGTCTATCAAAGATTGCTTGTTTTGTAGCTTCGTTGGCATTTGTGTAAGCGGGATCGTTTAAGATCTCGGATGCTGTTGCCATTTATAAACCTTTAGTGAAGGAATTTATTATTTGGATCTACTTGTCCTGCTGGTGCTGCTTTTTTATTACTTGAACCCCATGTAGATGGATCGTACCAATGAGAACCTGTATCTGGAACTGGAGAAACTGTGTTATCAGATGCACCGGGAACCATTGATGACAAAGTTAATTTAAAATCATTTGGGTCTGCTATAGCTCCTAAATGTTTCTTACCAAGTTCAGATTTAGTCATAATTTGATAAGCTGAATTATACGCTTCATATTTCAATTGGTCCATAGAAGCTGGATTTGTTTTGAGAATATTTGCGTTATCTCTAATAGCTGCATCTAGGTTAGCTTTATACATCTTATTAAACTGATCTTGAACTAGCAATCCTTCTTTGTTTTCTTTTTCTGTTTTTTGTGTAAGGTGATAATTTTGTGCTGTTAACATTCTCATCTTAGCTGCTTCTTTTGTAGCTTCAGTAGTAGCTAATGTGTTTCTTAATGAATCATCACGAGTAAGTTTATTCTTATCTTGTTCAACTGCAAACTTGAGAAGTTCTTTACGATCTTTATCTGTTAAATCTTCTTGTGTAGAAATGTAATCAAGTGTATCACTTAATGCATTACCTGCACCTACAGTTGCAAATGGAGATGTTTGTTTAAGCAAGCTTGCACCTAACCTCACCCATTTATCAGTACCCATTTCTTTTTCACGTTTAGCAATACTTGCTTCTAACGCTTCTCTTTGGGTCTTTGCTGCATCGCTTTCTGGTCTAGCAGATAATAATTCTTGTCTAATTAAAGTTTCAGCATCTGCTTTCATAGGATCAATTCCCATGCCACTATTTGGACCTGGGGTTGGCATACTTTCTCCATCCATAGATGTATCACCACCACCTACAAATGCTAATAAACCACCGCCAGCGGCACTTACAGTTGGCACCATATCATCCGTACCGATAGCATCTAAACCAGCTCTATTTTGTGGCATCATAGCCATTTGTTGAGGAGATGGCATCTGTGGTGTTTGTTGACCAAATAACTTTCTAGCTTCTGGATTTGAAGTAATATAGTTATGTAATCCTAATTCGCCTTGAGCTATAACTTTTTCCAATGGACTAGCTAATGGACTTGTTTGAACTTTTTTAAGTTGATCATTACTATAATGAGAAATTGGGATTCCACCAGAAGCTTTAATTACACCACCTTCTTTTTTACCACCACTACCACCAAATAAACCGTAACCAGTTGCGGCTAAACCAGCAACTTGTGTTAATGGATTTGGGGGAGCTTGATACATTTGTGTAGAGCTTTGTTGCATTGGCAGACCACGTAACATAGAGTTGAGTAGGCCCAATTGCATAAATGGGTATTGTTGAGCAGTTGCATAGTTTTGAACTGCTTGGTTAATGATGTTTTGTTGTTGACCTTGTTGTTGCTGACCATATTGATTTTGTAAGTTAGCAATACCTTGTTGTGCTGCTAATTGCGCACCACCGATACCAGCCAATTGATTAGAGCCACCAAGCATAGCTTGTAGCGCTTGCATTTGACCTTGTTGACCTTGAAGACCTAAGTTAGAACCAAATTGTTGTGCTTGTTGAGCTGCATCAAATGCTTTATTATAGCCTTGACCAATGATTTGGTTTTGAGCTAACATTTGGTTTTGTCTATTAAGACCACCCATAAGCGCTTCACGGCTACCACCAAAGGCACCTTGTTGAGCTGCTTTACTTTGTTGTTGTTGACCAGCAATATCATATTGTTGGTTAGCTAATTGAAGTTGTGGTGCTAATGAAGCTTGTAAATAAGGATTCATGAATGCTTGTGTAGCATATGGGTTTGTAGCCATTTGCATGTAGTTTTGACCAGCATTACCCATCTGGTTACCTACGCCACCAAGACCAGCCATAGCACCCATTGTGCCACGAGTAGCCATACCATATTGACCAGGCACTCGCATATTGGCTGCTGTAGAATAAGCTTGTTGTTGCATTGGAGATGCTGATGCAACATAGTCTGCTGGGTTATTACTGTAAGGAACATAGGCATTAAACCCAGTCATTGATGGGTTATAGATTTGAGCTTGGGCTGCATTAAGCATGTTCTCAACATAAGGCTGAGCATACTCTGGAACGTTAGTAGAGTATGATGTACTTGTAGTTGGGGCTGGAGCCGGAGGATCTCCTCCCATATTGTATCCAGGATGCTTTAATACACCAATACCAAATTTGCTATTAAACATATATCACCTTATATTAATTTCGTAAAGACTTTATCCGTTAGTCTATAACCTAAATAATCAAATAATTTTGAGTTATCTAAATGAACTTTTGTACCCATAATAATTCTATTGATACCATTTGCTTTTAATACTTTTTCTGCATACTGAAACATTCTAATTCCGATACGACCTTTACGATATTCTGGTTTAAGATAATACAAATCATCAAACGCAGTTTTACATTGTTTATAATGAGGATGTGGCTTGATAAAAAATATCATATAGCCAATTAACTCAGCATCATTTCTGACTGTAAATGTTCTTAATAATCCAGCGTCAGCACAACGAGCAAACATATCCCAATCTGGATCTAATTCAAATTCTTTTGTGACACATAACTCTTCATAGTGCAGAGGTATAACCTCTTTGAGTTCATCAAAGATATTCCGTATGTCTATATCTTCATATATGATCATGCTGGCAATAAGTTGTATGTCTTAGAGTCTGCTGCTATATTTTTAGTTTTGGCACGCTTTGCTTTAATACGATCCATCATTGCATAAAGTCTTTTGGCTCCAGCATCTGTTGAACCGTTGCCTAGTTCTGAAACGATTCTAGCTGGGATAACAAATTCGCCTTCAGCCAATCTTGCTGGCTGCTTATGACCGATAGAAGCGGGTATAGAGTCAGAAACGCCATCGCCAGGTCCCTTAAGTAATCTACCACCATCTGAGTATCCTCCTAAATGTCCTACACTTAAACCACCTAAAGCATATTGCATTAACCCACCTTCTTTAGCAGATGTTGTTTGAGTATCGTTTGCAATAGATGCTTTTGATGTATCTGCTGGATCTGGCATCATAACAGATGCTTTAGATGCAATTTTACCTAAAGATTTAACTTGTTTTAATAATGATTCTGCCATCTTATCTGAAGACGTTAATTCGGTATTTTTCTCGTATGGAGAAATACCAATAGAATTATATGCTGGGCTATAAACTGCTCCAGGATCTGTAGCTGTAATAGGTGCTTGCTTTTGTTCTTGGTTTAACATACTTAAACCATAATTAACTAAACCTCTATTGGCAAAATTAACTGTTTGTAATCCGCCACCAGCAGCAAGTGTTGTACTTGGAATATATGGATTAGTTACATAATCTCTGTATTGAGCTTGATATGCTGGCTTAGGTTGCTCTGGGAACGTGCCTTTAAAGTCTTTAGAAAGCGTTTTAAATCCCATGGGATTCTTTTGTTGTTCTGGTGCTTTATAGGGATCTGGTTGGAATGCACTTAATAGGTATGGGGCTGCTGTCATACCAGCACCTATTAATGATGCTTTACCACCTGGCATTTCCCAAATTTGTTTTACAGAATCAATTGGGTGTGAAACTAATTGTTCTGCTCCAGACGCAAACTTATTAAAACCTTGACCAGCATCAAATCCAGAAAATGGGGAAGCAAATCCAGATGGACCAGATCCACCCATAGTTGCTGGGAATGAATTAGCCATACCAACTTCACCACCAGACATAGGAATATTACCTAAACCAATATCAGCTCCAGCACCACCAGATACTGCATTTGGAAATTGATTAAACATACCAACTTCACTAGTTGCTCCCACTGGAAGACTCTCAGCTGTTTTTTGTGCAGTAGTAGATGCTAAATTGCCAATATTTTCTGCGCCTGTTTGTGCTAAATTTTGAATACTGCCAGCTAAGTTACCACCACCCCATGCGCTTAAGCCTTGCATAATGCCTTGACCTAGGGAACCAGATGAAACTGCTGAAGCAAGCCCAACACCGCCAGCTATAAATGGTAATAGTTCTGGTGCAAATATAGCTGTAGCACCACCAATAAGCATAGATAATAATCCAGCTTCTGGAAGGCCTGTTTTAGGATTGACTGTAAGATGTGTGCCATGAGATTTGGCAAATTGATTTAAAGCATTAACTTCATTTGGAGCCATATGAACAAGCATCGTGTCTGGGCCACGACCTTGGGATGCTAGGTGTTGTGCTGCGTGATGTAGGCTCATAATTGACTCGCTTTAATTAGAGATATTTTCATGTATTTTACCATATATTTGTCTTAAACTGTTGTGCCACTAGCATTGACCCACGTACTTCCGTTATACCAAATAGGGATATTAAGGGTGGTATCAAAATAAGTCTGTCCTGTGGATAATCCAGCAGTTGGTCTATTTTTTGTAGTACCATAATTTGGATTTAATATAGCCCTATTAAAATTGTCTAATTGGTTAAAATAAAGCCTTAATACATTAGAGTATTCATCTGTATATTGTTGGCTATAAACTGAAGATGCAATAGGTAAGTTTGGTGACTTTGGTAAAGCTTGTGTATTATTAAATGCCATTATCTTCTTCCAGCTGGTTTAACATCAATACGAGGAATACCCAATTGCCATGATACGCCTAATCCAGTTGATTCTATTTTAAAGCTTAACTGTCTGCCACGTAATCTAGTATAGACTTGACCATCATAAGTTTGAATAGTATATGAAGATACTGATGTATAGTTTTGTCCGCTTGTTACTGTATCTACATCGCTTGGTACTGGCGTTGCTCCAGAGTTAGCTTTTCCAAATAATGTCATTGTAACGCTTGGATTATTAACGGTTGAACCAGTAAAATTGACATCAGGCAACATACGCCATACAAAGCCAAGATGCTCACCAGCTTCAATACCAAAGTCAGAAGATTGAACAAATGCATTAATTGGTTGTGGGCTTGCTGTAGCAACATCATCTGTACCTACCTCATGATATAAAAGTCTTGAATTATAATCGGCTGCTACTGGATATGGACTGATACCATATTGTAACCATGCAGTTCTTCCCATAGATCCGTATGACCATACTTTATCTAAATAATTGTAGATAACATACCTATCAATAACGGTTGAATTTTGTGAGCAATAGAACCACCATACTTCATTGTATGCTTCATTAGATCCACCAAATATTTGGAATGCTTGGTCTCTATTAATATCATCAAATATATACTGTCTTAATGAACATGGTAAGGTTTGTACCACACCAGAATATAGATAGAACTTATCTTTACCCATCCAGTAAGTTATATTATTAACTGTTACTGGTGCATTTGGAGAGATAATAGAAATATTATCCATCAATACTTGGAAACTCCATACATATGGATAGCCAACATATTGCATAGAATACAGACATGAATTAGTCCATATCAGTGTTTCTTGGCGTGTTGATTGACCGCACATAATGAAAGATCCATTAGTTAATGTAAATTCTCCAGATTGATTTGTGACTTGGGGAACCCATTGATAAGGATTAGCTTGGTCTGACCATCTAACTAACATAGGATTAAATGTTGAGCTTGGGTTTGATTGGAAATATGAATTTGATCCTAGAGCAATAATAAATTGCTCAATAGATGCCGTCATTACTTGATTTGTTGAATTTGGTACATATGCACCAGCATAAGAAAATGAATATGGATTTGCATCATTAATACTTGTTGTATTTGCTGAAATAGGAACAGATGTAGATCCAATGACATATGCACTTGTAACATAAGTTCCAGCAGTAATACCAGTTCCAGTAATG